ACTCACCTTCACGCCGGCGGCCGGCACGCTTGTCGTCTCCGTTTCGGGAACGGTCAGCAATGCGCAGCTTGAAAAGGGCGCGGTCGCGACACCTTACGTCCCCTCGACGATGATATCAGGCATTCCCGACGCCTCGCTGCTGATCGCGGTGACGGCCTATCGCTCGCGCCTGTGGTTCATCGAGAAGAATTCGACCAATGTCTGGTATCTCGCCACCGACGCCGTCAGCGGCGCGGCGACGGTTCTGCCGGTCGGCGGCAACATGAAATATGGCGGCACGCTGGTGGCGATCAACGTCTGGACGATCCCGGTTTCCACAGGCCTGCAGCAGTGCCTGGTGCTGATCTCCTCGGAAGGCGAGGTGATCGTCTTTCAGGGGTCCGATCCGTCGAGTGCTTCCAATTGGGGGCTGATCGGCACCTTCAAGCTCGGCCGTCCGCTTGGCACCAATCGATGCCTGCTCTCCGTCGGCGCCGATCTCGCGATCATGACGACGGATGGCATCGTGCCGATCACCAAGGCCGTGCAGCTCGACCGCGGCGCCACCAGCCTCGGCGCAATCACCGCCAAGATCGGCCCGACCTGGCGGGAAACCGTGGCCGCGATCGGCACGACGTCGCAGGAGTGGCAGCTTTCGAGCTTCCCGACGCGGCAGATGGCGATCGTCAACCTGCCGTCGTCCTTCGGCCCCTATCAATATGTCATGAACACCGAAACCGGGGCTTGGTGCCGTTTCGTCGGCATGCCGGCCTCCTGTTGGGCGACATGGCAGGACCGGCTGTTCTTCGGCGCGGGCGACGGCACGGTCTATGAGGCCGAGGTCGGCGCCAACGACAATGGTGTGGCGATCGATGCGCTGATGGTCGGCGCCTGGAGCCGCTATGGCGACGGGCTCTCGACCAAGCTCTCGAAGCTGATCGGGGTGACGGCGCAGATCGGGGTGTCGACGCTGATGTATGCCGGGATCTCCGTGGACTATCAGACCAAGATTCCGACAGCACTTCTGTCCTCGGTTGAAAACAACGCGGCGGCGAAATGGGGAACGGCGATCTGGGGTGTCGCGAAATTCCCCGGCATTTCGCTCGTCCGCAAATTCGCCTCCGCCGGTGGCGCAGGTTCGGCCTTGGCGCCGACGATCCGCGCGCTGATCTCCGGTTCGTCGGGCTCGGTCTCCGAGGCGGCGGTGGTCGGCGGCTCCGTGCTTTACGAAAAAGGCGCGCCGATTTGATCGTCTCCGAACCGCGCGAGGAGATCGCGGCCTGGGTCGGCGAAAGGATCGGAGTGACCTTCCATCCGCCTTACACCACGCTCGCCCATGTCGACCGCGGCCGGATCATCGCCGGCTTCGTCTTCAACGTCTGGACCGCGCATGACGTCGAGGTCTCGCTTGCCGCCGATCGGCTGACACTGACGCTGATGCGATCGGTCTTTCGCTATGTCGTGCATCAGCTCGGCTGCCGCCGGGCGACCGCAAGGACCCGCGCCGACAATGTCGAGGCCCAGACGGTTCTGGCGCGATTGGGCGCCCGGCTGGAAGGCCGCCAGCAAGCCTATTTCGGCGACTGCGACGCGCTGCTTTACGCAATCATGAAAGAGGATTTTCCCTATGGTCTCCACGCCGAAGGCCCCGAAGGCGCCTGATCCGACACAGACCGCAGCGGCGCAGACGGCCACCAACGTCGACACCGCCATCGCCAATGCGGGGCTCAGCCACACCAACCAGTACACGCCGGATGGTTCGCTGGAATACAAGGTCAGCGGCTACCAGACGATGACCGACCAGAACGGCAAGACCTATCAGCTGCCGACCTATTCGGCCTATCAGACCTATTCGCCGCAAAACCAGGCGATCTACAACCAGACGCAGCAGACACAGCTCGGCCTTGCCAAACTCGCCAACGACCAGACCGGCAAGATCTCCGGCATCCTCGGCACCAATGTCGATCTCAGCGCCGGCAATGTCGATAAATATGTCAACGATCACTGGCAGTCCGGCTTCAACAACCAGTGGGATCGCGATCAGGCAAGCCTCGATCAGAGCCTTGCCGACAAGGGCATCTCGATGGGCTCGGCCGCCTATAACAATGCGCTACGCGATTTTTCGACGCGCAAGCAGGCCGCCTCCGACCAATATCTCGGCGACATGTATTTGAATGCCCAGAATTCAATCCTGACCGAACGGAACCAGCCGCTGAACGAGATTTCGGCGCTGATGTCGGGCTCGCAGGTCCACCAGCCGAGCTATGTCAACACACCGACGACGCAGCTGCCGACCGTCGACCAGGCTGGGCTGATCAACGAGAATTTCAATCAGCAGATGGCCGGCTACAACCAGCAGGTCGCGCAATCAAATGCGGCGATGGGCGGCCTCTTCGGCCTCGGTGGCTCGCTGCTCGGCGGCTGGGCGAAATCCGACCGTCGGCTGAAGGAAGACATCAAACGCGTCGGCACGCTTGATAACGGCCTGCCGGTCTATGCCTTCCGCTACAAGGACGGCGGCCCGACCCAGATCGGCCTGATGTCCGACGATGTGCGCGAGATCCATCCGGACGCGGTGTTCGAACATCCAGACGGGTTCGACCGCGTCGATTACGAAAGGGCGGTGGGCTGATGGACTTCATCTTCGGCGGCGATACCGGCAAGACACAGGGCGACCTTAGCGACCAGCGCAAGCGGCTGGCTTACGCCATGCTGCAGCAGGGCATGGACACGAGCCCGGTTCAATCTCCGTGGCAAGGGGCGGCGCGGCTGGCGCAGGCGCTGATGGGTGGGCTGGAGATCAGGCAAGCGGATCAGGAGCAGCGTGCGGCTACAGCTGAAGCTCCCGCTGTGTCGACGGGCGCGCCGTCAACTCCGCCGGCGAAGGCTGCCGGCCTCCTGCCGTCACTGTTCGGTGTATCGAAAGAGACGGCACCTGGCGCAACTGGCTCGTCGATTCCGAAAACGAAGCTACCAGGAAATGTCGGCCTCCCAAGAATTTTCTAGCCCCGGCAGGGGTCCCGGTTGATGTATGGGCGCGATGACGCCAGCGGAGCGTAAACTATGACAGAATTGACACCTGAGCAGATGCAAGCCATTGCCCGCGCGCGAGCCCGGGTGCAGCAGAGGCAACCCCAAGATCAGCCGCCGCAACTACCTTCCGGGCGTCATCTAACGTATGAGGAGGGATTGGCGGCTCTTGAAACTGGGGGGCTCTACGGCCAGGCCTTAACCGGCCTGGCTGGCGTCGTCGATGGCATACCTATTGCCGGCCCATATCTTCTCGGGGGAGTGAAAAAGGCAGCCGCTCATCTCCGTCCCCTCCTACACGGAGGGAGTTATGAGGATCAGCTCCGGGTTGTGAACGCCCTCGATCAAGAGGCCGAGATTGCGCATCCTAAGGTCAACACAGCAGGGGAGATAGTTGGTGCGGTTGGTGGAACTATTCCGGCCGTCGTGGCTGCACCCGAAATGTTCGGCGCTGGCGGGGGCAGCATGTTGGCGCGCTCGCTGGTCTCGGGCTTGACCGGCAGTGGTATTGGTGCCGCGGACGCTCACGTGAGAAGTGGCGGCGACCCTGAGAAAACTCGCTGGGGCGCAATTGAGGGAGGGCTGCTTGGATTGGGTGGCCCTTTAGCGGGGGAAGTCATCGGAGCCGGTGTCAAAGCAAGCGCACTTGGCGCCAAGGCTCTCACGCGCGCACTCCTTGGCGAAAAAGTGGCTTCAAAGCCGGTGCGGGATATACTTGCAGGTCTGACAAGGGATTCTCGCAATTGGCTCGCGAAGAATGTTTCTGATCCGGACAAGCTCGCGGCCGCTCGTGACCGTTTCGACGAATTCGGGTCTGACACGATGTTTGCAGACATCTTGCCAGAATGGCGCGGCGTCGCCAAGAGCGGTGCAGCCCGGGAATCCACGCGGAGCAAGGTCGTGGGTCCTCTGAACGAGCGCGGCTCCATGGCGAGTAACCGTCTCAAGTCGGACTTCGAGACCAATCTTGGACCTGATCCGGTTCCATCCACGATCGACAGTGAACTCAAAGCCAGTCAAGCGCAGGTGAAAAGTCAGTACCGCCCCGCGGTTGAGGAGCTACGGCCTTCTGACTTCACGCCCATTGCGGAGAGTCTCGATAAATTGATTCCGTATCGGCGCGGCGGTGAACAGAGCGACCTTCTTAATGTCAGAAACATGCTCAATGACTTTGGGAAAGACACCGTCTCTTCCGATCCTGCCATAGCGTACGAAACACGCCGTGCAATCGATCGGATTATGAAGACTGCCGACGATCCTGAAGTCCTCGAGACACTCCGCGGCGTTCGCGGGATGTTGGATGAGAAGCTTGCTCGATCTGCCGCCGGCGTGAAGGAGCTTGACGCGCAATTTTCCGAATTGGGCCGACAAAGGGAGGGCTTACTGCAGGGGCAGTCTGTTCTCGCCGATGGCCCGCGCGCCATACGCCCCGTAGAGCTCCAGGAGAAACTGGTGACAGGCGCCGAACCACAGGGTACGCTAATCGGCCCCTCTGCGGAGTCGGCGCGTATGCGGCAGGGAACCCTCGGCGATATCTATCGTGCGGTTGGTACCGAAGGTAGTGATATGAACGTGCTGGGCAAAATTATTCGCGGTAAAGGCGACTGGAATCGCGAAAAACTGGGCATGATGTTCGGGCCCGAAAAAGCCGATGCGTCACTCAATGCCATCGATCGCGAAGCTTTTTTTGCCAACACGAAAAATGGTGTAACCAGCGCAGCTGACACGGCAGGGGAGGCCGGGTTCGAGAAGTATCTCGGCAAGGTATCTAAGCCTCAAGAAATTCCAACGGATAAGAGCTGGGGCGATCTCGGCCTGACCATGGCTCGCCGTCTCGCGCGATCCCTCCTTGAGGAGAATGCAGGCGCCCACGCAGCTCGCGTCGCCGATGAAGTCGCTCCGCTGAGTGTGCTTCGCGGCGAGCCGCGTGATGAGCTAATGGCGGCACTCATGCGCCTGGGACCCGAAAACATCGTCGACCAGCAACGCATGGCGCTGATCAATGCGCTCTTCCAGGGTGGCGGGGGGAGGGCTGCCTATCCACTCTTGCCGGGTGAGAAGGAAAAATGATCTCAGCCACTCTCGAATGCAAAGCAGATCGGCCCCGCCGTGAAAGCGCCGGCGAGAAACATGGTCAACTCGATCGGAAACTGATCGACCACCCACCTGGCGGGGCCTGTCCTGAGCGGGGACCATGAGGCAAGCGTCACGACGGCGATGAGCATTGCGACGATCCTGATCGCTCTGTGTGACGGTTGGTTCGGCTCGTGATCACTCTGTTTGAGGCCTCGCAATTCGCGGGGCTTTTTCCTCTGGAGAAAATCAATGCCCAGAAACCCATCTACCGGCGTCTATTCCAAGCCCGCCGGAACGACACCTTCCGTCGGCCAGGTCATCGACCCCGTGCCATGGAACGCGCTGACCACCGACCTCGGCAACGAAATCACCAACTCGCTGCCGCGTGATGGCTCGGCGCCGATGGTCGCGCCGATCAAGGCCGCAAGCGGAACGGTTTCCGCACCCGGTGTCGGCTTCGCCTCGAACCCGCAGACCGGCCTCTATCTGAAAGGCGGCGGCCTGCTCGGCTTCACTCAGAACGGTGTAGACGCCAGTTTTGACCCTGCACTCGTCTATACCGAAAGGACCGACAACTACACCGCGCTGGCAAGCGACAAGGGCGCCTATGTCCGCTTCACCGCGGCAGGAAAGACGCTCACATTCGACGATAGCGCCGATCTCGGCAAAGACTGGCACATCACCGTCCTGGCCGACGGCGTGAGCGTCAATGTTGCGCCGAGCGGATCAGACACGATCAACGGCGCTACGACTTTCACCGTTCCTGATGGTTATGCCGTTAAGTTCGTGTGCTCGGGAACCGCCTTCTATTGCGAATTTCAGCAGGAGTTGGCTTTTTCGGCGGTAAGCAGCACCTGCTACCCGCATGCACAAAGCTGCTCAACGCCGCGTTCGCGGCAGGCAATAATGCCGGTATGCTGGATACAGGGGCGGTGCAGGCCAGCAAGACGTATTTTCTTTTTGCCATTCGGAACACAACGACGGCGGTGTGCGATTACCTTTGTTCTTTGAGTCCGACCGCGCCGACGGTGCCGGCCGGGTGGGAGCTGTTGCCAGGCAGCCGGGTCGGCATCATTCTCACGAACGGCTCCAGCCAAATCAGGGCGTTTGCACAGTCCGGTAACAGCGTTACCATGACTGCCACTCAGGCGTTTGCCACGACAGCAAGCTCTTCCTTTGCGCTCTTCACCCTCCCGAATTGCCCCGTTGGTCTCTCTGTGGATGCCTTCTTAGACTTGGAGGGCAGCGGCCAGCAAAACAGCGATAGTATCTCCTACTGGGCGGCTGCCCACGATAGTGACGCCATCATTGTGCGCAACAGGGTCTGGGGGCCAAGCGGCGTCAACTCCAATGGCACTATGGCGAGTACTGGTCGCGTTAGAACGAACACCGCTGCTCAGGTCTACCGCTCCGTTGCAGTAGTGGGCACAACCACTGTCCTTGGCTATATGCGGGGTTGGTACGATTGGCAATGCAAGAGGCTTTGGGGATGACGACAGTCTACACGCGAGAAAATGAAAACGGGGATATCGTTGAAGTTTTTGGATGCCAGCAACCGGGCATGAGCTTGACAGCTCGCGACGACGCGAGCGTGGAAGTCCGGAAATTCTTCCGTCTTCCAGCTGAAATCATATCTGTATCGTCTCGACAGTTTAAGCTACAGCTTTTTGCGATTGGTCTCCTCGATAGGGTTGACGCATGGGTGGCGCAGCAGCCGCGTGATGTGCGGATTGCCTATGATTATAGCGGCGTTTTCGTGAAGGACAGCCCAATGATGATGGCAGGATTTGCGGCCATGGGCTTCAATCCGCAGCAGATCGACGACTTCTTCGCTGCCGCGGCGCAACTATGATGTAACCTGTCCTCCGCTCTCTCCTCCCGCCCATCGCGATATCGCTTATCAGCGACCTGAAGCCTTCCTGGCGTGCTGCAATGGTTTTCGACACCTGATGCGGATATAGCCAGCGGCGTGCGCAAAGATCGCGGGATATCAGGCCGGTCTCCGCAGCCTCTCTGGTGGCAGCGCACTTGCTGGATATGCCGCAATCCCGCTCACGGCTGACAATCCGAATTGCTCGACATGCCGGCGCCGGGAAGCGATCGTCGTCAGGCCGCGGATCAGCACCAAACCGAGGCAGCAATGGAATCTCATGGAGACGGTGAAGGGCGTCGTGTTCTTCTGCTTCAAACGTGATCAACCGCTATTCTGCGGCTTTTATCCCAAGCTTTGTTTTGGTTGGGTGAACAAGGCCTCGGCCTTAACCGGGCAAAGCCCTTCCTACATCCCCGGAGTCCCCAATGCTCGTCCACAACTGGCGCGAGGTGCTCAAGCGCGCCTGGAGCGTCCGCCTCATGGCGCTGGCGCTGCTCTTCATCATCATTGAGCCCGTCTACACCTTCGTCACCGCGACCTGGGTATCCCGCAATATCTACATCCAGCTCGCCATGTCGGTGGCGACAGGGCTTCTCGCCGTTGCGGCGATCATCGCCCGCATCTTCGTCCAGCAGAAAATCTCAGGAGATCTGAATGGCAAACCGCCTGCAGAAAGGTAGTGCCGCCGCGGCCATGGCTGTGGCGCTTGTCGGATCGTTCGAGGGGTTGCGCCAGAATGCCTATCCGGATCCGGCCACGCAAGGGAAGCCCTGGACGATCTGTTATGGTAGCACCAATGGCGTCAAAACTGGGGATCACAAGACGGTGGAGCAGTGCAAGGCGCTCCTGGCGCTGGAGCTCAAGACCTATGCCAGCGGTGTCGGAAGCTGCGTGCATGTTCCGCTGCCGGATGCCCGCTTCGTGGCGCTGACCTCCTTTGCCTACAATGTTGGCGTCAAGGCGGCTTGTGGGTCGAGCGCGGTCAAGCTCATCAACCAGGGCAGGACGGCCGAGGGTTGCGAGTCGCTTTTGAAGTGGAACCGCGCGGCCGGCATCGTCTTTCCCGGCCTGACACGGCGCCGGCAGAAAGAACGCGCCTTCTGCCTCGAGGGCATCTGATGTTCTCCATCCTCGACACGCTCAAAATGGGCGCCGGCATCGCCGCCGGCCTTCTGCTCTATCATCTCTATGCCGTCTCGATCGGCTATCCCTCGGCGGCCCGCGAGGCGCGCGCCGGCTATGTCCTGCTGGCCGAAAAGACCGCAGCCGACGCCCGGGCCGAAGAGATGGAGCGCCAGCGCAACGCCGCCGCCTGGGCGAACGAGGAGCATCGCAAGCGCCTCGCGGCCGCGGAAGTCTCCGAGCAGGCCGCCAAAGATACCCTCGAAACCGAGATCCAATCCTATGAACTTCAGCTTTCGGAAAAGAACCGCGCTTGCGCTGTCACTGCTGCTGATCGTCAGTGGCTGCTCCGCCACTGAGCGCCTGAACAAGACGGCGGTGGTGAAGGGGCAGGCGGCGGCCGGCATCGCGCTGCCACCCTTGCCCGATGATCTGCGCAGGCAGGAAGCGCATGCGCCTGTCGTCGAAGGCGAGCCTGTCATCGCAATTCTCGCCCGCGAGCGCCAGGCGCTCGACCGGGCCAACGCCCGTCAGGGGCGCACCCTTCAGTTCTACGACGACCTCACCAGCAGATATGGAACACGCCGATGATGAACGCCATTTCGCTTGCCTTGACGAATCCAATGGGTGGAGCTGACCTGGCGCCCCCGCCATGGGTGCCGGATCCCAGCCGCTACATGCCGGCCGCCACGGGCACCCGCTGGCCGGCGGGTTTCACGCAAACTTACGCGGCCGACCTGAACTATCAATGTTCGAAGCTGTTCTTCGGCTCACCTGATTACGAAACCAACGATTTCCTTATTCCCTTTGTGGGTTTCGGCTGCACAGAGGGCGGCCTTGCACCGCAAGAGACGATCTTGCCGAATGCCGATATTGCCATCGATGAGGTGTTTTTCATCCATCCGAACGGCACGGAATACCCGGTGCTCTTCGGCGGCAACGCGGCCGCGACCGTCACGGCGTCGACCGGCATTGTCTACGGGCAAGTGACGCTGCCAAGCGCCCTGCCGGCCTGGTCTGTCTTCGGCATCCGAACGGTGTGGCACGGTACGATCGGGCAGACCTATATTGGCGGCTATCGCTGCCAGCGCCATCGGGGCGAAAAATATTGGG